GTTCACCAGTCAAGGCAAAGGTAGGAAGCTTTCGCATCCTATTATGTATTTTCTTCTGAAAACAACGGGCAACTGAATAAGGTACCGAGTCACCTGCTGTAATAGTCCTCATCTTAAAGGGTTCCAATACTCTATGGACCCTACACATTATATTCTGATAACGGCTGGTCAAGGCCATATCAGTTAAATGTCTAAGAGGATTATCTATATTACTATAAGTTTCTTGCGGTTGCCTATCCTTGCAACTTGCAAAACCCTCTAGTACTTGGTTAAAACACATATCAATGGGTAGTGGTCTTTGCATTCCACGCCATTGTTCCTTTTTTGAAAAACCTTCTCTTTGAAAGAATTCGGTATAGCCTTTCCAGTCTAAACCTAATTCCATCGCAATATACTGATGATTCCCTCCATGCATCTTACTTCTCATATAGGAAGCAGAAGATGTCGGGCATCTCCATTTACTTTTCTCTCCTGATGGACTGAGCATTCTGCCAGTTTTAAAAACCATCTCATCCAATTTGTCAAATCTCAATTGTTCTTTTTCCAATAAGTCCCATTTGTACTCTGCACCGATCATGTTATCACGATGCGTTTCCAGAGAAGCCAGTTGTTTATTCACTGAAATCTCGAGACAACCCCTTTTAATATTCATGACTGAATAACCAAAGGAAAGCTTTTCGTCAATTTGTCCAGGCCTAGAACAAAGGGCTCTGAACTTACGAAAAAACCAACCATTAATTATAAAGCCAATTCTTTCATTATCAGGGAACCACTTAGGTGGTGTTGGTAATGTTTGTTTTAATAATAAACAAAAGAAACTTGCGCTTTGGTATTTAAAGAAGCTCTCCATTTCATCTGCGAGAGCAAGGAGAAAATATTTCTCTGTAAAATTTAAAAAGTCTTTCCATGCTGATATTCTATTAAATAATATATATTGGACATCTAAAAGGGAACTTAATAAGGCATATGCCTTTTTGAAGGATTCGCTGACCCAGACACTAAAGTCTTCATGATCGTAAAATCCAAATTTACACCCAGTTAAAAATCCATGTTCATCTCTTCCTGGTTCAGAAGAGACATCAGACATAAGAAAATAAAGTCTACTACTCAAAAAGTCAATAACTTTTTCTACATACTTTGAATATGTTGGAAAAAGTTTTGTGAGTCTATTATGTAGCTCGCTAAGACTGTTGATGGTTTGGCTGCAACCAATCTCCTGCACTTTAGGTTCGAAATATTGTTTTATATCGCCTAAAAGCCGTACTAATATGTTTTTAATTTCTAAA